TAGTAGATAAAAATCTCAGTTTAAAAGTTACACTATTGCAACTTCCTATGCGGTCCCAATTTAAAATATTCTGCCTATAGCCAAGTTGATGTAAGTTACGTGTAACATAATTTCCCCAAGTAATTCCTCCATCCCTACTTATGCTCAAGTCGACGCGTGGCTGATATGGAATAACATTAACTCCAGCTGCCTCATCCGAACCCTCTAAACCAATTGGTTCACCATACTGAGTATAAATAACCGCATCAGGAGGATAAAATGAGTCTTCCGTTATTATATAATCCTGATTATTTAATAATGATATTCCAGTAACATTTTTATCACATCCCTGTTCCATCGTAAAAGAAAAAGTATTAACTCTAAATTGTGCGCCATCAGTAGATCTAATAGTTTCAGGTATACGTATACGGGGAATATCATAATCAAGCTCAGAATCATAAACAGACTCTAAAAGATTCTCATTATAAGTTGTAAAATCCGTAGACGATTGATAAATAGCAGCATTATTTAAAGAGATAAAATATATATTATTATTAAAGTACGCATACTCTCTTGCTGGATGAAAATTTAAATTATAATCAGTAAGAGTTAAAAAAACCTTAGTATCTATATCGTAAAGAAAAGTCATGTTGTCAATACTACTGTAAAAAGTTAGCTGATAAAACAAATGACCATCTTGACGATAAAACATTGCAGTAGACAATTCAGGATTTTGTATTTTAGATAATTGATAATCTATCCCATCCGTTGAAATCTGCTCGAATCCTTGTCCCGTATAAATCATAATGATAGGGGCATTGTTTTCATTTATTGCAAGCCATGCTATATATAAATCAGATGTGGTTATTGTAGATACAGATATACACCCATAGTCCACACTAATTGTACTATTACGTCTGTAGTTTTGAAGTCCACCAATTTGAGTCCATATCTCACAAACAGAAGTTCCAAAAACTAAAACATTAGCACCTTGCGATGGTATTCTTACAACAGCAATTGCATTATCTGGTTTTGTTTGTAATGCAAATTGTCCTGGCGTTGCTTCAGTAATTGTAGTAGGTGCTAAATACTGATAAGCATACCATGCAGATCCATTCCCCCCTATAGTGGCATTACCAAACAAAAAGAAACCATTATGAAAACAAATATAATTAGGCAGCAATCCCGGCGTATTTTGTATAGTTAAATTTGCGCCTAAAGAGTAGTTGTAAATATATGCGTTGGTTCCATCTACTATACAAATTTGTGAGTTTAAGTTTTCATCTATAAACACTTCTCCACTTTGAGTAGCTAGCGATCCTACAAATGTAGGAAAGAAAGAATTATTAAGCGTATATACAGACGAACCAGCAACTACTAATAAAAAGCCACCCCTAATACTAACAAACATTCCTCGACCCTGAGCACTACTTGTTGTCGAAGTAAATATATTATAAATGCGTTGGTAGCCAGCAGTGTTTACTAACCATTGGTCACTAACAAACATATTGTAAGTTTGTTCAGAACTAATCTTAGGATATCGCCCATATTTGTTGCCGCCTACGATAGCGAGATCTTGTCTTTTGCTGTCAGGCGTTTGCCTCATTAATTTACCTTATATTAACTAAGCTGGGGTCCAGCCTTTTCCAATATTTACTTGCGCATAATTTATCCCGATAACTTTATCTAATGTTGAAATCTTAGAAATACTCATATCAATCGGGCTGCTTCTTTTGCTTATAGCCTCCTCGTACATTTCTAATTTCTCTTTCAGATTTTGAGGAGTGATAAAATTGTATGCAATACACAATAGATTGGATAATTTATACATCAAATAATTAATATAGTACTGGTCGAAAACCATTGGTGTAAAAGTCTGATTTAATGCTCCTCCTGTAGTATCAAAATTTACAAAATTAATACTATTGGTAGTAGCTCCCCCACCACTTGTGACGATATTGATGCTGGTTCCAGTATAATCGTTTAAAATTAATTGACCATTAGTTAAAATAGCACTTACACCAGGAATTACCCCAGTATTTATATGATTTATAAATGCAGTTGAGCTTAAATAAGAACCAGCCAAATCTATATTATTAACAACAAACTGCCCAGCAATCAAAACCGCCGGAATTGGTGGGGATGCTGTAAAAAGTATTGCTCCTAAATTAACAGTAGCTAAAGGCGAATTTAAATCTTGACCAATAAGAACATTATTAAGCCTAAATCTGCCAGTAGCCTGCATCGGATAATTCCTGTCAGGGAAGAAGTATATAAATATATTAACTCCCCCAAAACAACGTTCCGCATGCCAATTAAAAGGTAAAGACTCAACATTCTGCGCCCTCCCCTGTCCAAAGTATTTGTCTTGCGAATTTTTGCGCATTTGATAACGCACAGTATTAATGAAAAATACTAGCGTTTCTAATTGAGATAAGTTAGGAATAAAGTATTTTTCTTGTCCTGGTACCGCAAAGAAATTATATGCAGTATCGAAATAGGGTACTAAATCTTCTTCAATAGCTGTGTCTGACAGTATCTCGTTTAATTTTAGTAACCCTACAGCCTGCTGATCCCCCGCCACAGTTTGAAAACCGCGACTTACTATTCCACTCGTGTAAAACGCTTCGCTTATAAGTGAAGTGACGGGATAACTCATCTATCGACTCCTTACAAATTAAAGCGCATCAACGTAACCCGAGATTGCAAATGCAACAACATCACCAGCAGCAGTAGTAAAGTAATCTACTTCTACAACTGGAGTAGCGGCAGCATTAAGCGCACAGGGACTTACTAACTGTATATATGCAACGGCAGCAGAAACTATTGGTGCACTAAAACGCGCACAATAACCAGCTGCAGTATTTCCATACGGACCTAAGTAAAGCGAGTTTCCAGCAGTAGCAGCAGTTAATGTACATGCTATTATCACATCGCATTGGATCTGTGGAACTATTGCTAATAGAGCCCCTATAGTTGCATAAGTCACAGTTCCTGCAGTTGCCGTAGTCGAAACTGGAGTCATGTATCTCATCGGGCGGTTTTTACCGAGTCCCCTTTGTATAAATGGCTCAATTAATGATCCAGATGTAGTTCTAATAGCGCCTATTCTACGGAACATATCATAACCAAACGGTAATGTTGGAGTGCCATTAGTAGCTGAAATAATAACACCAGCTGGTACATAACTATTTGGAGTGGTTCCTGCCGGAATAGTAGTGGTAACTCCAGGTGTTGGGCCTACGCCTTGAGGTGCCCCTGCGTCTAAGCCGTTATTTGCCCCATATACAGAGCTTCCTATTGCATAAACATAATAGATAGTACTTGCTGCAAGAGTTCCTGTATCAAGTCCGCCAATTCCTGTCTTTGCTAAACTAACAGTTGCAGCAGACGCTAATACTATATCGTTTATATTGGTTGAATCACGAAATTGCCCAATACCTACGGTAAAGGTTGTTGTCGTGACATAGGTTAAACTTCCACCTTGAATATACAAATTACCAAGGTTTACCATAGGATAATTGGGTGTAATCGCCATATTCTTTCCTTAAATTAAATTAACAATTTGTTCATAATTTGCATCATGACAACCTTATAAAACATCAGTATAACCACTAACTACAAATGAAACAGCTGTAGTACCTGCACCAGCGGTAGTTGCATAATCCACTTCAACAATTGGAGTGCCAGCCGCATTAAATGCACACGGGCAAGTTATCGTCGTCCATTGAGCAGCTGGTTGAACTACAGGTGCAGAGAAGCGCGCCTCATAACCACCAGGAGCAACAGTGTTTCCGTATGGTGCTAAGTAAAGAGAATCTCCCGCTGTTGCTGGAGCCATCGAACATTCTAATATCACATCACAAACTACTTGTGGAACAATCGTTGTTAATACGCCTATAGTTGCATAAGATGTTGTACCAGCTACTGCTGCACTAGCAGGAGCAACTGGAGTCATGTAACGCATTGTACGATTATTACCATAACCAGTTTGCACAAATGGTTCAACTAATGAGCCAGCGGTGGTTCTGATAGCACCAATACGACGCCACATATCATAGTTAACGGGTAATGTAGGTCCAACACTCGGCAGAGCAGTAGATAATAAAATACCTGCTGGTACATAAGACGCTGGATATGTTCCTGCCGGAACGGTAGTAGTAACTCCCGGAGTAGGACCAACACCCTGAGGTGCGCCAGCATCTTGACCATCATTTGCGCCATATACTGAACTACCAACTGCATATACATAATATACAGTACTTGCTGCTACCGAGCCTGTATCAATACCATTTAGCCCTGAAACAAGCAAACTTGGAGTTGTTGCAGCTAATATTATGTCATTAGTATTTGATTGATCGCGAAACTGCCCAGCCGCTACAGTAAATGTATGAGTTGCGCCAGCAACATATGCCATACGTCCACCTTGAACATATAAGTTCCCTAGGTTGACCATTGGATAATTAGGAATAAGAGCCATTATAAATCTCCTTAAATCAATTTAAAAACCAGTCACTTTGTTTTCCCCCTAAGCCTTAGATAATGATTATGTACCATTCCTAAGACAAAGGAGGGAAGCAAAACCCTTAATTACAA